CTTCCGCACCTTCCGCCCGTTCGGCCAGCGCCGCGAGCGCGGCGTTCGCGCGCTCCTGCTCGCGCGCGACGTCGGCCTGCTCGAGCTCGGCGTAGAACTTCATCAGCACCGGGACCATCGGAGGGATGATCGGCGCGATGCGACGCGACACGTGGAACTGCTGCATGGCGTTCAGCTTGCCGATCACGTACCGGCCACCGTTGAGTTGAATTTCAGTCACCATGTTCAGTACGTCCCGAGGATGCCGTCGATCTTGATCGCGTCGAAGACCCATTCGAGGATGTCGCCATCCTTCGCATACTTGATGTCCGGCACTTTCTTGAACGCGCAGCTCCGCGCGGTGTGAAGATCGCCGGCTGCCGACTGCCCGACCTCGATCAGGTTCTTGCCCCACATTCGGCTGTCGAGCTGCTGCGCGTCATATAGCGCCATCAGCTTCGCGTTGATCGGCGCCGTCTTGAGATAGCGCAGCGTGACCTGCCCGGACTTGTCGGCGTGCAAGCTGTGCATGCCCTCGCCGTCCGAGCCGATCGTCATCGTGTTCTTGTCGCCGGCACGAACGACTGTGATGCCCTCTTCGGCGGTCGCCTCACCGTAGCCGAGCGAGAATGCACCGCCCGGACCAACGATCGTCGCGGTGACGTCCTGAAAGCTATAGGTTGCCATCGTGATTTACCCCTTTACCGGTTGACGTTGACGAGGATGTCGACGCTATGGATCGCGCCGGCTTCCTTCGCCGCGACCTGGAACGTGACCGACTTGCGCGCCTCGCGGTCGGCCTGCGACTGCGTGGCGATCGGCGGCGCATAGACGTAGTACCCCTTCGCGAGCGTGTCGCCCTGGTTCAGGGCGCCGAAGCCGGCTGAGTTCCAGACGCCGGGTGCGAGGTATCCGTTGTTCACTGCCGCTTCGCACGCCGCCGAGATGGTCGATGCGATCAGTGCATTGCCGGCATCGGTCTGCGGGATCTTCGTGGGGCTCTGGTACAGCAGGTTGTAGACGTCCGTCTCGATGCGGTTGCGGAACCAGATCGCGTTGTAGACGGAGTCGACGAACAGACCGCTCGGCGTCACGCCGTACTGGATGATCGACGTGTCGTTGCTGTAGTTCACGAACACGTTGCAGTTCTTCGCCTGCAGCGTGTTGGCCTGCGTGCTGGTCAGTTGCTCTGCGGCGACGCTCGGCTCCTGCTTGAACATGAGCGTGATCGTCGTGTTGTTGCCGTTGAAGTTAACCGTCAGCAGTCGGCCGAGCAGCGACGACACCGCGTACGGCGTCGAGCTCGAGTACTGCAGGATCGTGCACTTCAGCTTCAGTGCCTTCAGTTGGCTCGCGATGTCGGTCGACACCGTCGAGTCGAGCACTTGCGGATTCTGCGTCGTGATGCCGTAGATGTGGCGCTGGTCGGCCTCGATGAGGTTTGCGACTGCGATGTGCTGCGCGTCCGTGATCGACGCGTCGGCGAAGTCCAGGCCGAGGAACTGATTCGCGAATCGGTCGAGAAACAGCGCGGCGGCGTCGACCGGTTGCTCGGGCGCGATGCCGTCCGCCGGCACGCCGGCCAGGGTGCTCGTCAGGCCGAGCATCGCCGAGATGTCGGTGCCACTGCCAGGCGCAGTCGCATAGCCGACTTTCGAGTTCGTGCCGGTGGTATTCGACGTCACAACGAACTGCGAGCCGTTCCAAGCGACCGTGGCGCCCGTCAGCTTCGCATTGATCACCGTCGCGACGCCGTTCAGGTTCGTCTGCGCGGAAAAATCGAGTGCCGTGACCGTCTTCGCGGTACCGTCGATGGTGATGTTGAACGCGCCCGCCGTCACGGCTTTCCAGACCGTCATGTCCTGCTGCGCGGTCGACAACACGCCGCCGCGCAACGAACCGGACGTCGCGGTCTTCGCCCAGCGACCGATCATCAGCTGCTGCGGTTGCGGCACCTGGTTGAAGTGCAACGCGGCTGCGAAGTACTCGGGCGTGTTCGTGCCGAAATCGGCCGTCACATCGTTGATACCGCCGTACGAGCGCGCGCGCTCGTTGGTGTCGATTACGGCCGACGGGCCGAGAATCAGCCCGGTGTTCATGTTCGCGCCCTGCGCCGCAAGAGCAGCAAGGTTGATCGTCGCGTTGATCAGACGCGATACCGGCAATCCGTTGGACATGCTGGTCCCCTACGAGTGGATATTCGAAACGCCGGCCACCGGCGTCGACGTGTCAGTCGTCGTCGCCACGGTGGCCGATTGGAGGTTGAGGACCGCGTAGGTCCGGGTGATCTTGCGGCGCAGCGTTACCGTCATGTCGTACCGGCGCACCCACTGCTGGTTGACCAAGTCCGGCGCCGCGCGGATCGCGCCGACGCCGACGAACGCCATGTCCTGCAGCTGGAGTTGCTCACGGTTCTGCGGGATCGCGAGGCCGTCGGCGAGCCGCTGGGCGTAGCCCTTCGCGCGCGGCCCATAGAACGTGCACATCACGTCGATGTCCAGGTGTCGGATGTACGTGTCGTGGCCGTCTCCGGTGCCGTCGTGCTGGATCGCCGGCCCGGCGTCCGGCTCCTGCTCCTGCAGGCCGAATGCGCACCAGTCGACGGACGGCTCGGGTTGCTTCGGGACGGTCGCCTGCCAGCGCGGCCGCACGAGTGCCGGCGGCAACGCCGTGATGCCCGCGATGAGGTCATGGACCAGATCGTCGAGGGCGTCGTCCTCGGCCGGCGGCGCATCGACAGCTGGCGTCAGGTATCCGCCGGTCGAGCTATCGTTCATGGGGTCATCCCGAAAGAGGCTTCAGGTCGCACGTCGCACAGACGAAGCCGCGGCCGAAATGCGAGTAGTCGTTCACGTTGACGACGGTGTAGGTGCGGCCGGCCCAAACGACCTCGTCGGCGTCGTGACCTGCGCTGCCATCCGTCAGCCGGAACATCGTGTGCAGGGTGATCGAACCGATGATTCGGCTGCCGTCAGCGTTGCGGTGAAGGATGTCGCCCTTGTCGCTGGTCACGACGGCCGAGAACGGCGTCGAGGCGGCAGTGTTCTGCGCGCGGCCGTGGACGTCGACCGTCTGCGTCATGCGATTGCAGATCAGGCCCGAGTCCATGAAATCCGGATCGAGCAGGACGTCGGTGACGTCGAGGAAGGCCATAGCGCGAGCACCAATGAAAAAGGGCCGCACATGGCGGCCCTTGGATCGGGGAGACTGGAAACTATTTCTTGCGGACCACGTACGTGATCGCGTTGCGATACTGTCCGGTGTCGACCAGCGTGTTCTCCCGCGTGACGCCGCGGCGCCGGCGCGCGGCCAGCGTCGAATCGGCCAGTTCGGGAGCGATGTTGCTGTTGATTTTCGCGCGCACGCCGTTTTGCCCGGCAAGACCGGCCAACTTCAGCCGGCGTTCGACCTGATCGAGATCGCCGTCGAGTGCCGCTTCGACGCCCTTCTGGAGCTGCGGCTCGAACTTCGGCCGCGCGTCCTGCACGCCTGGCACCAAATGCGGGCGCGCCGGGATGTTGTTCGCCGGCGAGCCGTTTTCCATGATGTAGCCGATCTCGGCGTTGCTGAGCGGCTCGCCCTCGTCCTTCCGGCCGGCGGTGCTGTCGGGCACGCCGACGAGCACCTCCTTCTGCACGAGCCTGCTGATCGACTTCAGCACCTCGTCGAGGCGGTCGATTTTCATGCCGTCCATGGGATTCTCCCGATGGGCGGCGGCAGCGTTACAGCTGAATGCCGCCCGAGCCCATCATCTGCGCGAGGCTGAGATAGCGAACGCCGTACATCGTGGCGTTCCAGAAACCGCCGTCCTTGATGGCGACAGCCGCGGTGTCGTAGCTCGCGCTCACCTTGTCGACGGCCTTCGACGACTGCGGCCCGGTCACCTGCCCGGGCACGCCGCCGACTGCGGCCGTCTTCTGGTCCTTAAGCGCGAGCGCGAGGTGGTGCGCGGTGACCAGCGCGACACCCAGATCCGTCAGCTCGCGCCACCGATCAGCATTGACTAGCGAGACCGCGACCGTCATCCAAAACTGGACGAGGGAGTCGGGGTACGTCGTCGTGTCGTTGAACTCGGGAAACGATTGTCGGAACTGGGCGATATCCACGTGTCACCTTGCCAAAATGCGGATGCCCGGCGCGCGCCTGCATGGCGCGGCGCCGGGAGGCCATTATGCCTTCTTCCCGCTGCTGGACTTCTGGTTGGCGCCGTCGGCTGCGCCATTCTTCGCAGCGGCCGCGGCGTCCTTCTGGGCTGCCTCGAAGGCCGCGACCCGCGCGGCGAGATCCTGCTCGCTCGCCGCGACCGCAGCTTCGCGCGTGTCGAGCGCGGCCGCGCGGTCGTCCAGCCCCTTGCCGAACGTATCGAGCTCGGTGCGCAGCCTTTCAAGCCGGTCCGACTCGGCCTGGAGATCGGACTTCGCCGTGGCGAGCGCCGCAGCCTGATCGGTCGCGCCGCCTTGCGAGTCACCCACATCGCCGGACTTCTCCGGCAGCGGGCCCGTGTGCGCCTTCGCGTACCAGTGCTCGGCGATGAAGTCCTCCACCTCCTGCACACCGGCTTCGACGCGGCGGACGACCTCCTCGCCCTCGTGGAGCAACCGGATCGTGAACGCCGTCAGAACGTTGATCTTCGCCATGTCAGATCCCGTCCCGGTAAGCGGCCGTCGTGCCGTAGCGCCATTCGACGCGGCCGATACGCGACCAGTAGGTCGTGATCTGGAACAGCGAGCGGTACTCGAGCGGCGTGCGCTGCAGGTCCGTCATCGGGAACTGGACGTACTTCTTGTCGCTGTTGTACGCGACCATCCGATCCACGGTGCCAAGCTGGCCCTGCGTGCCACCGGCGCCCGCGCCGATCAGCCACTTCAGCTCGAGGATTTCGAGCGGCGTGCCTTGCTGCGTGCAAATGTTGTTGTCGAGCAGGTACGTCAGGATCGACTTGTTGCCGGCGTCGCTCACGATCTGCGACGCAACCCAGCCGAGTTTCGCGGGCGGCAGCATGAGGCGGTTCGGCTTCACCTTCCAGCCGGACGCTTGCCATGCCGAGGTCAGGATCTCGTTGACGTCTTTGAGGATCTCCTTCGGCGTCTTCGTTTCCCACTGCGGCGTGCCGGCCGCGCCGTTCGCGACGTTCGAAACGCTCCCGACCGCACCGATCGAATTCACCAGGCCGGTGAAGCTCATCTGCGGATCGCCGTAGTAGACGATCTGGTCGAGGTCCATGTTGCGCTTCATGTTCATCGCCTCGACCTTCTGCGAGTCGATGGGCATGCCGAGCGCTTGCGACTTGATCAGCTCGGGCACCGTGTACTTGACTTCGGCACCCCAGAGCAGCATCGGCTGTGCGGTCTTGCCGATGTCGACCGACGGGCCCGCCAGGGCATTGCCCTCGTTCGAGATCCAGTTCAGACCGTTCGGGTTGATACCGCCGCTCATACCGAACGCCGAGTTCGTGAACGACGCGACTTCGTCGGCCGCCGACACGTCGCTGCGGATGTAGATGTCGCGCGACCACGTGTACTCGACGAGCGGCTCGTTGAGCGTCTGGTCGAGGCGCTCGAGCTGGCCGACGAGGAACGCGCCCGTCGAGTCGATCGTCTGGCGATCGTAGGTGTACTGCTGGTCCTGCGTACGTGCGCGGATCAGCCGGCGCGTCGCATCCGCGACGGCCGCCGACATCGGGATCGAGGCCCCGGCCCGGCGCAGGTGCTTCAGTTCGGACATGTCCATGTAATGGCTCCAGAAATGCAAAAGCCCCGCAATTGCGGGGCTTCGAGTGAAGCGCTGTTCAGCGCCGGTTAGATCTTGACCGCGATCTCGGTGATGCCGTATGCGTCGGCCGGGCCGGTGAAGTACCAGTTCGAGGGCATCGCGACGGTATTCGTGCCGTCGGCCGCCGCTTCGAAGCCACCCAGCGGCTTGCCGGCGGCAGCCGCCGCGACGCGCACGTACACCGTGCCGTTCTTCGTGGCCGGCGCGGTGCCGCCCAGAACGACATCGACGTAGCCGCGCTTCAGGATGTCGGTCGGACCGCTGGTCGGCGGCGTCGACGTGCCGAGCGGGTCCGTGCCGTTGCCCTGGATCGGGTACGCACGCAGATTCACGCCATACACGGTGTCGGCCGTGTCAGCCGCGTTGTTGATCGGCTGAATCTTGCCGTTCACCATTTTCACGGGAACGCCGAACGCCGTCGGCGGTGCTGCCGGGTCGATCAGCTGCGTTTCGATCGTGGCGACTTCGGCACGCTGGAGATCGCCGGCAAAACCTGCCGGCATGCGGTATTGATAAGCTTGCAACGAGGGCATGTCGGCTCCTTACTTGCGGACCTTCCAGAATTCCGCGTGGATTGCGTTGATGTCTTTCCGCTCGGCCTGAGCGGAATCGTTCGTCCGGCGCTGTGTGACTCCGGAGTTCTTGCTGCGCACGATCTCCGACGCGGCATTGAAGAACGCCGTCACGGAATCGCAGGTCATGTTCGCGACGTTCGCGCCGCCGACCACCGACTTGACCAGTTCGGCGTTCTCGTTGCCCAGCGCGGCGCGCAGCGCGCGGCGGCGCAGCACGCAGATGGCGTCGACCGTCTTCTTGCGGACCGCCTTCGCATCGAACGTCGGCAGTCGCACGCCCGGCGCGAGGATCTCGGCGCGCGAGAGCGCGTCCTGAAACTGGTCGCGCAGCGCGGTGCTGTCGCCGGTACGCGCGCCGGTCTTGTCGTCGCCTTCGCCGGCACCGTCGTTGTCCGTCGTGCTGGTGCCGTCCAGATCGTCGTCATCGCCGTCACCGTCGCCGGTCGGCGTGCCACCGCCTTCGAGCTTCGTCACGCGATCGGCGAGCGCATCGATCTTGCCGTTGGTGGCTTGGATCGCGTCGAGCACCTGCTTCAGTGGATCGCCTTCGCCACCGCCCGCGCCTTCGTCGCCCGTCGCGGAGACACCCGCCTTCGGGTCGGCGCCGGTGCCAGGCATGTGGATGTGGATCTGCGGTTGGCCTTCGCCACCCTCGCCGCCTTCGTCGCCGGTCATCTCGCTCGCGACCTTCTCGAACGCTTCGGAATCGCGCGTCATGAACGCCTTGCGCAACGCGTCGACGAACTTGGAGCCTTTCTTGGTTGCCATGCTTGCATCTCCTGTCGGGAGTAGGTTGGAACTGCTATCCCCGATCGAACACACGGGGCCACAGCGGGCGCTTTTCACGAGGGCGACGTGGTTGCCTACGATCACCACCTGTCGCGCCCGCCCAGGCGCAATCTGTTCGTAGTCGGCGTCGTAGCCGTTGCTGACCTGTGCCAGAACCTTGAGCTGCACGAGGCGAATGGCTTCTGCATCGAATATCAGCAGATCGGCCAGCATCAAATCCGACTGGTCGCCTTCGCCGCGTCGAACGTTCATCACGAAACCGACGACGACCGATTTGAAGTTCGCCGGCGTCACGAAGTCCGGCGGATGGTCGATCGTGATCGGCTTGCCTTCAAAGCTAGCGAGCGTCTCGGGGCTGAACAGCACGTCGGCCGTGCGCTCGGCGACGATAACGCCGTCCTTCGCCTCGATCTCCGGCAACTCGAAGTAGGCATAGTCCTGCGCGCCGACGCGCGCGATCGGCACGGCCTCGCAGAGCAGGAAACCTTCCGGCGTGATCGACTGCCGCTCGCCGAGCTGCTCGGCCGCGTACACGCCCGACGCGGTGATGCCATCGCGGGTACGCGCGCGAGCGCGCGCGGCACCGGCACCGCAACTGCAGGCGTGGTCCGCCGTAGGAATTCGAATGGTCCGCATCTGGGTCGAAATTGGATGTACGTCGTTGATTCGACAGGCAATTCTCAAGTCGTGAGGACTTGGCTATAATGCGTACTGGGACGGTCGCCGGAGGTGAGCCGACTGCCGAAAGGCAGGGGGTGCCTTATTTAAACGACGACCGGCCCTATCCCCCTTCCCGCACTAGGCCCTGGTTGTAATACCGGTGGCCGTCATAGAACACCTTCACCGTAATCACCGCCCGATAGCTCTTGCCGTCAAGCTTGAGCGGGGCTGAGTACGTTTCTACCGCCTTGACGTTCGAATCGCCGCGCTTATCGGGCTGCGAATCAATGAGTCGAGCCTTCGTCAACAGGTCGGGCAGAGCCGGGATCGAGCGCAGCACCTCATCGTGGCCGGTCGCGACGGTGTGCCGGATCCCGCCGTTCGTCACTTCGATCTGGTTGCCTGTCGCCGCATTCTTGAACTTCTTCCCAGCGAACTGCTTGCCGTAGGCGATGGCCTTCTGGCGCAGTTCCTTCATGCTGGTGAAGTCGCCGAGCTCGTCGCCTTTCAGCGTCGTAGGGCCGGCCGCCACTGCACCTGCGGCACCTCCCGATCCGAACTGGCCGTTCGCGGAGCGCGGGTGCTTCGATTCCTCCCACGACGTGTCATACGTGTGGAAGTAGATATGCAGGTGCTTTGCCATGGGCCTGTCGGGTCATGCGGGCTCGGCCCGGCAACTACTCAAAACGAAGGCCAACGACCGGCCCCTCTCATCTCGCAACATCAAGCCGACGGCAAAACCACTTCCGCCCAGCATCGGCAGCTGTAGATGCAGCCCGGATGCGCCCGCGCGCCGGTCCGCTTGTCTGCGATCGGTGGTTTGTCCCACGTGAAGAACTTTCCTTCGAGTTCGCGGTGGTCCTCGCGCACGTCTGAGTCTCCCGACGTCCGCCAGAAATATCCCGGGCTGCCGACGTCGAGCGCACGCGCCTCGGTAAGGGTCGCGGCTGTGCGGCTGACCTCGGTTCTCGCGATGGTGTCCGCCCGGCTTTTCGCGACCTGCCCGGACTCCTGAATCGCCTTCGAGATCTGCGCGGCGCGCCTGCTGTCGACGATTCCTTCCAGCGTCAGCCGGTGCACGCGCTCGGCCGCGTCGAGTGGGATCGACTTGATCAAGCGCACCTGCTCGGACAGGAGCGCACGCATCGTCTCGCCGGTGGCGGCGCCGCGGATCTCTTCGCGCAGCGCGCGCGACATGTCGGCGACCTGCTTCATCCACATCTGCTCGTCGCGCCGGTTCAGGTCGGCGATCATGCGCGCCGCCGTCGCCTCGGCCCATGGCGCGAGCGCCTCGGCGTACCGCCGCAGCAGTTCCTCGATCGTCGGCGCATACGACGCGTCATCGGCCGGGAAGCCGTTCACGAGCACGCCCACCTGGTGGGCGATCTTTCGAAGCTGGCCGCCGTACTGCCGCTCGGCACCGCTCAGCCGGATAGGGTTCTTGCGCCGGTCGCGCTTTCGATCGAGGGTGAGGATCATCGACGTCGGAAAAGTCTGCGAAGCAGAGAATCGTTCGTGCGCGCGGCCGCGCCGGGCGCCGGGCCGAGCGGAAGCGCCGGATCAATTCCCGGCGGGTCCTCGCCCTGTTCGTCGCGCTCGGCCTGCTCGATCGCCTCGTCGGGGATGTCGCCGAACATGCCGGTGTCGGGCGACGACGCCTTCAGCTCGCGCATGCCCTGGCTGCGCGGAATCAGGTCGGCGTCGACGGCCTTCGTCACCGAGTCAACCGTCTTGTTGCCGATCTCCGCCTTCTCGGCGGCCGACATCTCCTGCAGCGGGTTGAACTCGTACGAGAAGTCCTCGGGCAACGGCTGGCCGATCTCCGACCGACACATCACGTCGAGCAGCCCATGCAGCGGATTGCGCAGCCGGCGCTCCTGCCGTGTGTGCACCTTCTCGTGATACAGCAGGCGTGACCCTTCGCCGGTATCGCTCAAGCCGGCCGGCTGCTGGCCGAACAGGCGATCGAGTGGAATGCCCTTCGCGCCACTGAGCTGCATCGCGAACTGGAGCAACACGTCGGACAGCCCGCTGAACGCGTACTGGTGCGTCTCGAACTTGTCGGTCGAGTCAATAAGGGTGATGCCCTCGTTCGACTGCCCGAGCCGGATCATTTCGACGTGCTTCAGCAGCCCGTTGAGCGCCGGGCCGCCCATCGCGATGATCTCGCGCAGCTTCTCGACGCTCAGCGTGCGCAGGTGCGCCTTGTACACGAGCTGCCCGGCGCCGACCGTCGCGCTGTCGAACGCGATCAGCCGGTCCCACATCGGCTCAAGGATCGAAAGTCCCCAGCCGTTCTCGCTGATGCGTTGGTAGAACGGCAGCGCTTCGCCATCCATGCGCAGCACGCGCGAGTGGTGAATACGCCCCTGCGGCAAGCCGATTGCTGTCGGCAGCACGTCGTAGTACTTCGGCATGCCAAGATCCGGACCGAACTCGGTCACGACCTCGCCGACCGGCGGCGCAACCATCCAGCGGTCGAGCACGAGCAGGCCCTTGAACTGGCCTTTCCCGATGGTTTCGCGCCGAAGCGGCTGCGACATGTCATGGCCGTCGATCAGCATCACCGCGATCGCGCCGCCGTACAACTGCGCCCACTTGCCGGTGTCGCAGAGCTGGTCCCAGATCGCCTTGCACGTCAGCGCCGTCTCCATCTTGGACACGTCGGTCGGATCGAGCCCGGACATCTCGATGCCCTTGCGGGTCATGTCCTCCGGGATCGCGTCCACCGCGGCGCGCACGATCCACGAACCGCGATAAGCCGCTTCCAGCCAAACGCGGTTGCGGCTCTGGTACGACAGCGTGTACTGCGCTGCCGACGCCTGGTTGTCGGCTCCCCATCCGAGCCGCGCTTCGAAGTTGGCGAACGAGTCGGCCGTGCGGATGCTGGCCGACGAGCCGGCCGACGACGGACGGGTCACGGACGCGCCGCGCACGCCGCTTCGGTTCTTTCGACTCATCCTGCCAGCCTCTTCCAGATATCAATGCCGCGCACAGCGGGCTGATAGGCAATCATCACCGCGTCCGCGAGGTTCGGCGACTTCGTTCCGTCGGGCGCCTTGTCGATCACGATCTTGCCGACACCGTTGACCGTGAAGGTCGGCTGCGACAGTTCCATGCTCAGCGCTGCGCGCTCGGGCAGATCCGGATCGATCGAGATGATCTCGTCCGGATCGAACGGCTTTCCTTCCACTACCGCGCGATACGTGGCCTGGAAGCGCAGGCGCAGCGCCCACCACGACTGCGCCTTCAGGTTCGCGAAGTAGTCCTTGTTCTTCCGCTCCTTCACCATCTCCCCCTCCGGGTCGTACACTGGCCCGGAGCCGCGGAACGGCTCATTGCGGATCGACCGCTTGCCGGCCGCCACGCGCTGCTCATTCAGCACGCGCGCGTCACCGCGCACGCCGGCGCCAAGGCCGTCAGCGTCGTAGTCGAACACCTCGTAGTCGCGCACATCGCAGATACCGAGCGCGCGGTCGACCGTGCCGAAAATGTCACCGCCCACGCCGGACCACGATTCGAGATGCTCGAGCAGGAAGCCGTAGCGGCCGGCGAATGCGTTCTTGTCCTTGCCCTCGTCCGCGACGTCGAGGCCGCCGCGGCGCGTGCCGCTCGGCTCGATGCCGAGCTTGACGTGCGCGCCGAGCGCTGCCTGCACCCAGGCAGACGGGATCACGACCCCCTCGACAGACGCCGCGTAGTTGATGTCGATCTCCTGCGCAACGACGACCGGGTCCAGCTCGGCCACCTGCTTCGCGTACCAGGCGTCGTCCTTGCGCGGGTCGTCGCGCCAGTGGAACGTGAACACCTTGATCTTGCCGCTGTGCCGGCGCTGCGCGAACGAGTTGCCCATGCCGTTCGGCGTCGAGATGTCCTGCCGGCAGTTCGTCGTGGCCGACAGCGATGCGTCGACCAACTGCGGTCGCTCGAGGAACGCCGACTCGTCGACCACATAGAAGCTGGCGCGGTCGCCGCGCCCGATCCCGTCGCCCGACTCGCCGGTGATCACCGACCCCGTGTCCGGGAAGATGATGCGCATGTGCGGGGCGTGCGTGCCGATGTCCCACGAACCACGGAACTCGGCCGGCAGCAGCCGCAGGAACTCGCGCGCCTTCCAGAACAGGCTCTTGGGCGAGCCGATCTTGTCGACGTACTCTTCCTTGCGCGAGCCAAAGCCGGCCGCGACGCCCTCGTGGAACAGGCACACCGTGTCGGCGAGGCCGACCGTCAGCCACGACATCCCCATGTCGCGCGTCTTCTCGGTGATGCCGGGCTCGCGCGCGCGCCAGCGCTCCATGAACCACGCGATCCAGTCTTCCTGCTTAGGGAACAGTAGGAACGGGATCGTGGCCGGCAGCCCGCGCTCAACGTTCCGCGGATCGAACGTCATGCCCCAGTCGATGATGAACTGGGCCGGGTTGTCGCGATAGAACGCCCGCAGCGCCGGCAGCACGCCCGGGTTCGCGCGGATGCGCTGCAGGCGCTCCGCTCGCCATTCGAACACCTGCACATAGTCCGGTGCGCGGAAGTCAAACGGGAACGGGATGGGCATGCTATGGCTTCATAAGCTCGGCGTAGATCTTGGCCGCCTCCATCGGATCGTTCGTCTGCGTCGAGATCGCCGTGATCGGGCCGCCGCCCTTGCCGGTGTGTTCGAGCCGATGACGGTTTGTGAACGCGTCGCCGGCCTCCTTCGCCGCCTGCTCAAGCAACTGCGCCATCAGCACCAGGTTGCCGCGCTCCTCGGCCTTATCGACAGCCATCGCCAGCTTGCGCAGGCGGACCGCACGGTGCGCGATGCCGATGCGCGACGTGTCGTTCAGGAACTCCTCGCGCGTGCGCTCGAAGATCTCGCGGTACTTCTTGCTGAGCGTCTCGCCTGCCCGCTTCGTCGGGTCGTAGCGCTCGCACTGCTGCGGCGACACCTCGACGCCGAACTCCTCGCGCACGGCCTTCGCTGTGCGCGAGATCGTGTCGAAGCACGCCAGCGACTGCACGATGAACACCTTGATCGCGTCGGGAAGTGCTGCCATAGCGGGAAAACGTTCAGGTTATGCGGCCCGCAGGATGCAGGTGCCGCAGGCGCGCGCGATGTCGGCGTGTCCGACTTCGGGGGACCGCTGCGCCGCGGCGACGAATTTCGCCGTGTCGCCGGCGCCGCCGCCGACTCCGTACCGCCGGACGATGCCGACGAACTCCTCGACGTCGTGCCCGCGGATGCCGAGCTTCGGCATGCCATCCTTGGTGAACGCCGGCGCGCCGAACTCGTCGACGCGCTGGCCGATGTGATACAGCTCGTGCTCAACGAGCGCGCACCACTGCAGGTCGTTGCACTCGCGCGCGTAGTGCGCGTCGAGCGTGATCAGGAAGGCAGGCACGCGGCCGAACCACTCGCAGAGCTGCTGCTCCTGCCGCACGCGCTGCCAGCCGCCGGCGCGGATCATCACCTCTTCGCACTGGCCGACGACGCGGCGCATCTGGCGGACGTTCTCGACGGCTGCCCAGAGGTAGGCGACATCGGCATCGATCAGGTGCTCGTGGTCAGGGTTGTGCAGCGGCGCGCCCTCGCGCAGGAGTGTTTCGTTCACCCACTCGGTGACACCGTCTGCAGGCACGATGCGCCGAATCCAGTTCGAATCGTCGAACAGAAAATCAGGCGGCGTCGGCCGACAGCTTTCAACCGCCACAGCAATATCCGAACTCTTACGAATCGCCATCACTCCCTCCCTCGTTGCGCAGTTCATTGCCTGGGGTGGAAAAGGCGTTCATCGACACAGCCTGCTGCCTTCGGATTTTTATTTTCTAATCCATTCAGAGCTGAATAAAACTGTCAGCCAATATCTATTTATAAACACACTTACATTAATATGTTCACCTTGACTGCCACCAATTGCCAGCTATTGTCAATCTGGGGCGGCGTCTTCGTTGACGACTCCCCGCTAATCTTACAAACCACATATCGGGGGTAGCTATGGATGCATTTACCTTGCAAGCCACATCTGATTGGCATCAATCCAGCACGCAAATTATCGGTACGGTGTACGTCCGCATTTCGGCGGAAGGATTCTGGAATGCAAACCCGGCTTCTGGACCTGATTATGGCCCCGACGGGACTTCGCAATATTTGACTGCTGGGAGGCCGAGCTATCCGTATCATGGAAACGACGGACGCGAAGGGGAACTTGTCGCGAAGGTCGGTGCGTATGGGGCAGTTTTCCCGGTCGGATCCGCATTTGAAGGCCGGCTCAGCTCGACCGAGCCAGCGTGGCTTTACTTCGTGATAAACGACGACATCACTGACGCAGCCGGAAGTGGCCTCATTGACAACCGCGGCTCAGTGAACATCAAGATCGACTCTGAACCGGCGTGAAAGCTGTGGCAGCGACTTTATATACATATTTGATCCAATATTCGAATCAATTTCCGTTTACGGCAAACCAATAAATTTTGAATGCAATACGTAAACATTAGAAAAGCCCGCTGAACGTTCGCTCAGCGGACTTTTTTTGATCTGAAGAAAATTAACCAATCCCTGCTCGCGGGTTTACCTGAATTTCGATGCCATACGGATATGCGAGGATCGTAGTCCCCACAACGGGAATTGGAGACCAAAATGGCCATCTACAAGAATGGGAATTATTTGCAGCAGAGCAATCATGCGGCATTTGATGCAATCCTGACGCCCGGATCGCTAACTCCACACTCAGGAATATACAGATGCGAAGGATGTGGCCAGAACGAAGTTTCTACACACAGTCATCCCCTTCCGCCTCAGAATCACCATCAGCACACGGCACAGCAAGGCACGATCCGCTGGAGACTCATTGTTGCGACGCAATGACGAAAAAGCCCGCTTTCGCGGGCTTCGTTGCTTCGGACGCACGTACGACGTGTATCGAATATGGCGGATTATTGTGTGCGAAACACACATTGTCAAGCAGTCGTTCGTTCCTGCAGCAGTCCGAGTTCGCTGAACCGTCGCTCGATCACCGACCACGCTAGCCCCTCGACGCCCGCCTCACCGCTCTTCTTGTCCCCCTCGATCCACTTCCGCACCGCGGCATTCTGCTTGCTGACCGTGTTCACGTGCGCGCCGCAGTCCTGGGCGATTTCGACCAGGTCGCACTTCACTCCAAACAGCCGCTCGATGATTGCCCGCCGCACGCGGAAGTGCGAGAAGCCGGAGCAGTAGGCGGCAGACGCCTGCGTCAGCCACCCGATCGCCGCCTTCCACTCGAGATTCGGCGTCCGGCCGCTGCAGCACGCCGCGCCGCATGAGCACGGCAGGTCGCGCGGCGCCGCGCGCGCGACGATCACGGACAGGTGCAGCTCGGGCAGGTCCCAGAGATGCCGGCGGATCTCCCCGGCCTGCCCGGCGCCGTCCAGTCCGACTAGGCCCATGCCCGTGCCGATCGACTCGCCGCGGAGCCGCTTTGCCAGCATCGTCTCGCCGTACTGCTGCGACGAGTAGCAGAGCGCGAACCGCACGGCGTCGAACGCCGATTTGAACTCGACGACGTCGCTCATCGTGCACCCCGCGTCGTCATCGCCAGCGCCTTGCGCGTGTTGAGCTCGTGCATGTATCCCGTCAGGTTGCTGGTGAAGTCGGGGCGGATGCGCGTGTCGACGTGTGACCCGGGTGAGCGGCTGGTGCCCGCGAGCGAGTACATCCGACCGCGGTTCTCCGAGTGGCAGTCGAGCCGTGCGAGCGCGACGTCAAGCGCGAGCAGCTGGCGCACCGACGAAACCGGATGCTTCAGGCGCCGGGCGAGGTCGTGCGCCGAGTACCGGACGCCGGGCTTCATCTTCCCGATCATCTCGTTGATGGTGAGTTTGCTTTTAGCTTTCAAGGCCCCGCTCCCTATGCTGACTTCAAATTCAATTCGATCGCCTCGATGCGCACACCCGGCGTGCGCGCGTAGCGCTTCGACACCCAGAGGTCGACGACCTGGCCGTCGTCGACGTACACCACTCCGTTCATGCCGTCCTTCAACGCCTTGACAACGTTGTCGGCGTCCGGCTTCTTCGTCGCGCCGATGGCGCCGGCTGCTGCCTCGCCCTGGCGCTTCATCGACCAGCTCGCCGGAATCGGCAGGCCGATGTGCACGATCAGCCGAATCGGGCCGGCGTACGGCGCGGTGCTGCGCATCGCCGCGCGCGCGGCCATCTTCACGAGGTTCTCGTACCGCTCGGTCTTCTCCGGCGTGTAGGTCGTGACGTGCGCGCCGCGGCGCGCGAACTTCGGGCGGCCCTTCGCGACCGGCGTACCAGGAACGACGAACTCGACGCGCTGCGCGATCGGCGACGCCGTAATGAGCGATTGCTGCGTCATGCCCGCCAACCTTGCCAATGCCCGGGACGAACCGAGGCCTGAGAAGCCTGCCGGCGGAGAGCGGCGGCCGCACGCGGGCTCATGACGATCGTGCGGCCTTCGACGATGTACGACACGTCGGAAGTGCCGAAGAACTCGCGCATCCACCGGTTCAGGTCGCTCACGAACTCGGCGGGCATCAGCTCGGCGAAGCGCGGCGAAACGGTCATGCGCGGCACTTCAGCGCACAGCGGCGACTCGATCACATCCATTCCCAAGACCCTCATGCCTTCACCTCGACGATGCGGTCGCGGGCTTTGCCACGCGTGATTACGGCCATGTCGCCGACTTTGCAGTTCATCGCCCTTCCCCCATCAAAGCGCCGGCCGCGATGGGCCCGGCAGTGTTGCGAAACGCGCGGTTGTGGTCGTCCCACCACGGGCCGTCGCCGGCCGCTTCGAACACGCGCAGCTTGAAATCGAACGGAGGTTCGTCGCGGCCCTGCTCGACGCCGAGCGTGCTGCCGTGCTCGACGATGCCGGTCCATGAGCGCCACCAGTCGCCGACGGTGCGCGTTCCTGTCGCGGGCGTCGCGGCGCGCGCGGCGAGGAGATCACCGAGGATCGTGTCGAGGAATCCGACGTTCAGCGGCTGCTCGGAGCGCTCGCGCTCTCGGCGCTTACGGCCCGTGGCGATGGCCGCCCGCAGATCATCGGCCGTCACGCCGCGGCCGGGCCAGCCGGCCAACCGCGCGTCATCGGCGGCGAAGCCGATGCCCGACGAGCGAAGGACTTCGACGAAAGCGGCGGCGGCGATCGGCGGTTCTTCCCCACCTCCCTGTGCTGTGCCGCCGCCGCTTGCTGTGTTTACATCTCCCTCTCCTTCTCTCTTGCGATCGGGAGGCGAATCGGGGGGCGATTGGGTTGGTGATCGGGGGGCGATCGGGTTGGGATCGCGACTCGAATCGGCCACGATGTCTTTCACCTGCTTTTTCCGCAGCCATTCCGATTGGGGGGCGACGCCCTTCAGCAGGTGCGCTGCCTCGACAACCTGCTTGCGAACGGCGACCGTGTCGATCTCGATCCCCCACCGCTTGGCATTGCCGACTGAGCCCGACAGGCTGCTCGTGAGCTTCGACAACCACGCCTCCAGCACCTTCTCAGCGGCGACCGGGTGATAGAGCCGACCGTCGGCGCACTTCACCCATCCGCGCAGTGCGTGATCCTTCACGCGCTTCCAGTTCTTCGCCTGGGACAGATGGCCGAGCATGCGGTCGTCGGCCGGCAGGCTGGCGGCCGGAATCTGATGCCAGCTTTCGAGCCACAGCGTGATCGCGGCCGCGCGCTCATCGCCGGTGCCGAGGATCCACGTTTCGGACGTCAACAGGCGCTTCACTTCGAGCGGCATGAACGGAAAATCGCGGAGGTTGCAGTCCGCTGGGGTGAGAGGATTCGGGAGGTCGTTCATCGTGCTTCCCGCAACAATTTCTGCCCACGCAGATGCGCAGCGGTGTCGATGCGCGGTCGCGCAGGCGTGTTCCAGTTGCCGCCGCCGCGAGCGCCGACGAGACGCCACCCGGCGCCCCGCAAACTGGCGCCGCTCTCGGCCGGCAATGTGTATGTGATGAGTCGGACGTAGCCGAGCGCGCGGGCCGCGCGCCACGCGGCGCCATAGAGCGTCGAGCAGGCATTGCGTGTGCCGTCGGTGCAACAACGCGTCACCTCGAGCGTCCAGCCGTCGTCGTTGCCGCGCGCGACCGGGCGGCCAACGATTGCTACGCCGCACACACCCGTCTGGTCGTATCGGCCCATCAGCATGTCGTCGGCGACTGCGATGCTGAACTTATGGCCGACAACGGGCGCGTGGTGCCGGTGATGCTCGGCGACGAATACGTTCGCCTCTTCGAGCGAGATCGGGACGATAACGAGGCTCACGACACCTCTCGCGCAATGTGCGGCAGCGGTTCGGCTGCCGATTCGATTGCAACCTGGATGCGCTCCAGCTGCTGACGGAGTCGCTTGACCTCCGGATCGACGCTGACCCGGCGCGCGGCCTGTTTGCAGGCGCTTGCGATCTCCCAAGCACCCGCGCTCGCCGGCAGCCCAAGCACACGCGCGAGCTCGATGCGTGCGGCGTCGACCTGCGCCGCGTCGCGCTGCGCATGCTCTTTCGCTCGATCGAGGATCAGTCGCCGTTCGTTTTCCGCCTCCTCGGCCAGGTTCTCAAGCCGCTCGGTGGCCGTCTTCAGTCGGCGTTCCGCATGCAACTGGTCCCGTACTGCATCCGCGACAACGTCGCCGAGGCGCGCACGAAGCTTCTTTTCGAGCGTCCATTCGTTGCACAGACCCGCGCGCAACTGCTCGTGGTTTTGATCCGCGAGCCGCGCCATGCCGTCGATAATCAGCTTGATCCATGCGTCGCGCGGCAGGTTCTCCATGTTCTTCAGCGTCGGGCCCTTCAGCGAGCGCCAGCCGTCCGGGCCGCGCACGATCAAGCCGCAGCCGGCGGGGACGTCTTCTTTCTTCAGCAGCCCGGCCGGCGCGGCGAAGATCACGCCAGCGGCGAAGCGCAGGTACGACGTCCACTTGCCGGCCGTCACGTCACGCCGGAAATCGGCGACGCTGATCTTGCATTCGTAGGCGACCGGCTGGAATCGCGCGAACGAGCACGGCACCGTGTAGACGTCCGGCCGCGGCGAGCCGGCCGGCCCGAGCTGCATGTCAGTCCATACTAGGCGATCGGATGCGCCGCGAAGATGGGCGGCGAGATCCTTGGCGAGGTCATCGTGGGCCCATGTCATGCCGCCGCCTCCCGCTGCAGGTTGTGCGCGAGGCATGCGCTAAGATTGGTGTGCCGCGAGTACGCGCGGCAACCAACAATGCGAGAGACCAGATGCCGATCATGACCGTAACGGCCGCTATCGCCGGCCTGAAGAACACTATCGATCTCGCAAAGGCGGCAGTCGCTGCTCGCGATGAGATGAAGCTTGCTGAGATGCAGCAATCGATCAACGACCGTGTCATCGACGTCCAAAACGCGGCACTGGCCTTGCAAGAAAAGCAAGCGGCCGCGCGGGACGAAATCGATGAGCTTAAAGAGCAGCTTCGTGCAGCCAATGCGAAATTGGGTGAGCTCGAGCGCGCGCTCGGCGAGCGCGCCGAGTACAAACTGCATGCAGTATCCGAAAGGGGCTTCGTGTATCGATTTGTCGGCGAGGGCGAGCCCGAACATTTCATCTGTCAGCCTTGCTACGACGGACCCGATCGGCGAAAAACCGTCCTTAGATTCACTCCGCGCGGCCAGTACAACGTCGCGTGCTATACCTGCCCGACTTGCAAGAATATGGTGCGACTGTGAGATATCCGCAGTCGAAAATTTAGCCAGTAGATTCATACAGCTCTCCGGTACAACTCAACCGACGTCGTGCAGATGCCCTGCTCCCAGTCGTAGAAGCTGTACGGCCGCTGGCAGTCGTTCGCCGCAGCCCAGCCGCGCCCCCACTGCCGCGCGAAACTTGCGAGCGGGCCGCGCAGCGGGTTCTCATGGAACGGGACGCCGGCGCGCGCGGCGCGCCAGCCTGCGCGGAACGCCGCGCGCTCGAAAAGTTCGGTCAGCACGAGCCGCCCTCCTTCGTGTTGTCGATCGGCGCCGCCTCCGGACGCACGCGCTCGAGCATCCAGAGCTGGTCGGCCCGGAACGCGAGGTAGTCCTGCGGGGGATCGCGGAAGATGAAAAGGTGCTTGTTCTCGACGATGCCGAGATAGGTCATGGGTCGCCCGAGCTTGCGGGCGAAGGGCTTGCCGACGTCGCGCTGGCTGAGAGTCAGCGTCATGCGGCCGCCTGCCGCTGGCCGAACGCCTGCTGTACGAACTCGCCGATCGCCTGCTGGCTGAGCCGCCGATATTCCTCGATCGCCTTGCGCTCCTGTATCGCAAGCCACTGCCGCGGGTAATCGCAGCCGGTGAACATGCAGAAGCGGTCGAGCTTCGTGGCCGGGAACGGCCGGCGCCCGGCGATCAGGTCCCCGAAGTGCGGATAGTGAATGTCGCAGTAGAGCGCGAGCGTCTTGCGATCGAAGCGCCGCAGGCCGAGCTCGAGCGCGTGCGCGAGGCAGTCCTCGAAGCTCATCGCCTCGATCTCGCCGTCCGGCAGTGTCGCCGCCTGCACCCACGGCGCGAACATCCTGAATTCGGTCTGGTTCATACGAAAAATCAATCGTTACCCAGTTGATTACCCACTTGCTTACCCAGTTGGCACCGGGGCGAAATAAAGGCCAGGAAAACACCCGGCCAGCTTTCAAACAATGCGAACCATTGCGATCAGTCGACGCCTGCACGCAGCGCGTCGCGCCACCCTCCCTCCAACGTGCATTCGTCCAAGCGTTCCGGCGAGGCACCTGCCACGGGATCAGGCCAAATCAGATGCCAATCGGTGGGTCGAAAGTCCCTGTACGGGATGCCGACTGCGTTCCCGACAAGGACGCAGTTCTCGGGCCTCATTGCATTGGGGGAATGCAGCCACTTGTGGATGTGCGGCTGCTTTTTGCCGATCAGGCGGGCAAGTGCGGACTGCGACCCAGCTTTTTGGATCGCTGCCTGCAGAGCCGGCACGGAGCAATTGGTCGGTTTCATGCGGCAATACTATAACCAAAGTTATTTATTCGCAAGAACTTTGGTTATTTGCCGACCTACAACCAAGGTTATACGATGCCCGCTATGGAAAATCCTGAATTCGGGCGCCGGGCAAAGGAACGTCGTGAGGCACTGGGCCTATCCCAGAAGCACGTCGCAGAACTTGTCGGCGTGTCGCAGCCGGCAATCGCCAAGGTTGAAAGAGGCGGCAGCACCACGACTACAAATGGGTTCGCACTCGCGCGAGCGCTGCTGACGACGTTGGAGTGGCTCGAATTCGGCGACGAAGTGGGCCCACAGATCCCAGCCGGATACGATCAGCTCGACGACCTCGGCCGCGCCAAGGTTGAGGCGTATATCAGTGGCCTGCTAGCCCAAACGCTTCCCGCCCCTCGTTCTCCCGAGGACGAAGATAGGCCGCGCGGCGACTGACAAAGATCGCGCTCTGCGGTAGCGGCTCCAGGGACGCATCCCAAAATGAGAACTCACGCGTCACGACGGGTCGCTTTGCTCGTTCGGTGATTCCGAACGCTGGCGTTTCAAGAAGCACGTCCCATCGATAGTCAGACCGCATGCGCTGAATCGTCACAATCGTGCCGATCAGGGCAGGATTGCTGCTCGCCACCACCCTAGCCAAGTCCCCAGGCCTGCAGCGCATGCGCGTCTTCCATTCTTCTTTCACTGGCCGCCCTCGTCTTCGGTTTGTCACAATACTGTATGTATGTACAGTAGTTTAGCCCCAGTTCCGGAAGACTTTCAACTGCCGTCAGCAGACGCTTAACAAACCGCCCGAAGCCGCGCTGTTACAAATTTCCCGCCCATACGATAACTTTGGTTGTTGACACGACGATAACCTTGGTTATAATTTCAATCAGCGCGACACCGATGCCGCGCCACCGCCCTAGGCGGATCGCTCTCTAACAATCGAAGGTATGCCGGGACCGCTTCGGCGGAGCAACCGGCCGGCGCGATCAGCGTCGTGAGTCAGGACAGGCGCAGCGCGCTAGGCCGATGTTTGGCTACCGCTTGTAGGCTTGAACGGACCTGACACAAGACAGCCAGCACCACGTGACCGATGGCTTTGTAATCGGCACAAACCTCGCGCGGCCCGGAGCCGGCACGGCCGGGAGTAGCCGGGCGCGCGAGTGGTAGCAGTCTCATGGAGCCGGAATGCGCAGGCTGATGCGCATCCAGTTCAATGCTGGAGTCCCGAAGCCGGAGATCAGTACCGGCCCGGCTCCATGAGCCTGCCTCGAAAATGCGCCCGGGTAGATGGGCATCCAACTCCATCGGTGAGCGCGACTCGCCCGCCCTGCGAGGGATAAACGAAGTGGGCCCGTCACCTCAGAAAGCGGGCTTGGCAAGCCGACGGAAGGTCGCTCAAAGAGACGGCCGGGATGCTAACCGGCGCCGGATAACGTAACCGGCACTTCTCACAGCTCTGACCGGTGGCGGTTCGTACTCTCGAGGCCTCACCAGTGAGAGCTGCGCATGCAGCATGCGCAGTTCAAGACTGCAATTTGCTTAGTAATCCTTTATTAAAGGGGAAGCGATGCACCCTCCTCGAACCCATCACAACAACGTCCGTGTGCTGCCCGCGCTGGTCGACCGACACGCCGACCAGTTGCAGGCCGTGGCCGACGATGCCGCGCTGGCGCGCGACGAGCGCAATGAAGCGATCGCCGATGCCGTCACGTTCGACGTGCTTCCGTTCTCGACCGAGCAGATCGCCGTGCTCGACGCCGCGCTGCGCCGCGGCTACATCGAGGACGTGTACGAGGTCTGGAACGTCTGCAAGGACGTGCTCACCGCCGAGATCAAGCGGCGCATCGCCGATGCTGATCTCGCCGGCGCCGCACCGCGCTTCGACAACGTCGGTTGTTCGGAATGCGGCCGCGGCTTCGGCCCGGGCAACACCGGGTTCTCCCACTGCGCCGACCACATCGGGTGTCGCGCGCTCGATGACTGATCAACCGCGCCCGCTACGGCGGGCAATCTGACCACAAGGCCGAAACCTGCCCGCCGCAGAGCATCGCGGCGTGGTCGCAGCGTGTGGCGCTGCCTGACGATGGCCGTCAGTACCGCGAAGAGGATCGATATGGACAACACGAAGCACGGCGGCCCGGCGTTTCCGCTTGCCGATGCACAGTCGGTGCATCGCATCGGCGCGGCCGCGATTGAAGGAATCACTGATTCGGCCGAGCGCGACCGTGTCTACATCGAAGCGACGTCTCGCGCTTGCGCCGGCATGACGCTCCGCGACTACTTCGCGGCGAAGGCGATGCGGCCACTGACGCTCTCGATGAAGAGCGCCCGCGAGAAAGAAATGCACAGCATGGCGCGAGAGGCATACGCGATCGCCGACGCCATGCTCCGCGCGCGAGGAGCCTGACATGAACAAGAACAAACACTCAGTCGGACAAGCATGGCTGCTGCGTGCGAAAGAACTGGCGCAGGAGCGAGCTGATTCGAGCTTCGCGTACGGCGAGCTTCCGTCGGATGCCGGTGACGGTGCATCGGCCGATGCTTACGCCCGGTCGCTCGCGGTCGATCGATCGCTCGACGCGCACCTTCAACCGATGGCGCACCTGATCGACGCGCTGCACCTGGTCGCGTCGAAGACCGTGCTCACGTCCGGCATCCGCGCCGTCGTCGACGATGCACTGGCGAAGGCAGGTTTCCGCGCGCCCGTGCCAGTGTCCGATCCGGTTCGCCACATCACCATCGCCGGAGTCGACCGATGAGCACCCTCAAATCCCCCACCCAATGCGGCGACCTTGCTGAAAAGCTGATCGCCGACTACGTGCGCGAATCCGGTGCGTATGGCAACCCGAACGCGCTCGCGAACGTGATCGAGATGCTGATCAGCAAAGCGGCGCTCGGCATCGCCATGGTCGGCAGCGAGGCGATCGCCCAACAGATCCTCAACCGCACGAAGCAGAACGTCGCGACGTTTGCCGAGCGGAATCTTCGGAGGGGGCACTGATGCGCGCCTCGCTTAACAGCCTCCAGACTGTATCGCTCCTGCGCTACGTGCTCGAGGGCTCGGCATGGGCGGCGGCGTACGGCGCGGCGGCCGGTTTCCTCTGGTACGGCGCGTACGTCGCCGGCCCCTACCTGCGGAGTCTCGGATGACGCCCTTCGACCTCCTCGGCGCGCTGCTCGACCGGGTGTTCGAATGGAATCCCATAGCCGGTTACCTTGTGGCGATCACGATTGCCGCGGTGTGCACGTTCGTGCTTGCCAAGCTCAACGCGGACGGCGCGGCCGTCGCCGCTTTCGTCACGAGGCCCTCATGAGCCGCTTTACCGATCACGCCGACCTCTTCGAGCGCCGGCATCCGCGCGCTGCCCGAGCGCTCGTTCTCGCGATCTTCATCGCGGTCGCGGTTATCGCGATCGCGATCGACTACTTCAGCAAACGCTTGGGAATCCTCTAAGCGCCGCCGTCGCCCCCTCGACGCCCCGTTGTCCGCCACATGCCGCGCCGTTCGATGCGCGTCTCTCGTCGTTCTATCTGGAGTTCCAAGACATGAAAACCATCGACACCCTCCCCGTCGAGTCGTCGCAGATCCATAGCATCGGCTACGACGCCGAAACCGAAACGCTCGCCGTCCGTTTCAAGGATCGCAAGACGAATGCGCCGACATCGCTGTACCACTACACCGGGTTCACGCAGGCGAACTTCGACGCGCTCAAGGGCGCCGACTCGCTCGGCTCGCACTTCTACAAGCACATCAAGCCGTTCCCCGAGCGCTTCCCGTACGTGTGCATCGAGAAGATGCCGGCGCCGGCCGCAGATGTCGATGCCGAAACCGCAGGTGCCGCATGACTCCCTCGGTCTATACCGTGCGCGCGTCGAGCTGGGCCGGTCTGTTCGATTGCGCGTATCGCTGGGAAGGCATCCACCTCCTGAAGATGCGCAACGTCGTCGGCCTGCGCGCGGCGCTCGGCACCGCGATCCACGCCGGCACGGCCGTCTTTGACCAGGCACGCCTCGACGGCTCCGGTCTGACGGTCGACGACGCGGCAGGTGCCTTCGTCGACAAGCTGCGTGATCCGGGGAACGAATTCGACCCAGCGCGCGACGACTTGAGCCTGTCGGAAGCCGAGCGCATCGGGCTCTCGCTCACCACGAAATACTGCCTCGAGGTCGCGCCGCGCTACGACTTCATCGCCGTCGAAATGGAGACGAAGCCGCTCGATATCGACTGCGGCGGTGGGATCGTGATCCGCCTCACCGGCACGATGGACCGGGCGCGCGTGCGCCGTACCGCCCTCGGCCCGGGCATCGCCGACCTGAAAAGCGGCTCATCTGCGGTGCAGAAAGGTGTGGCGGTCACGAAGGGCCACGGCCCGCAGATTGGCACCTACGAGATGCTCTACGAGCACACGACTGGCGAGCTGATCGCCGACACGGCCGAGATCATCGGCCTGAAGACGAAGGGCATGCCCGAGGTGGCCACCGCATCGGTGAAGGACGCCAAGCGCGTGATGATCGGCACCGAGGACGAGCCCGGCCTCATCGAATTCGCGGCCGACATGTTCCGCACCGGCCGCTTCTACCCCAACCCGAAATCGCTGCTCTGTGACGCGAAGTACTGCCCGCGGCACGGGGTCTGCAAATTCCACGAATAACGAGGCACCCCATGAATGCACCCGCACAACTGAGCGAAGTGAAAGCAGCCGGCGGCGTGCCGGCGCTGATGCCGGACCAGGCCGTCGACATGTTCACCGAGCGCGGCTTTGTCCTGGCCAACCGCATCGCCAAGGCTTACGCCAGCAGCGACGCCGTCCCGGCGCAGTTCCGCTCGCACAACCTGAAGAAGGCAAACGGCGAGGAAATCTGGGTCGAGAACCCGTCTGCGATCGGGAACTGCCTTGTCGCGATCGAGGTCGCCCGCGCCGTCCGCATGTCGATCACCGCCGTGATGCAGAACGCCGACATGATCGAGGGCAAGCTGCGGTGGTCGGGCAAGTTCGTGATCGCCGCCATCAACGCATCGGGCCGCTTCACGCCGCTGCGCTTCCAGATGATCAGCCGCGGCAAAATCACGGCGAAGTACAAGGAAAAGACCGGCTGGAATCAGCAGGCTCGGAAGCCGATCTTCGAAGAGCGCGAGGTCGAGGTCGATGACATCGAGTGCATCGCCTGGGCGCTCCCGCGGGGCACACCGGAACCGCGCCTCGCACCCGAGCAGGTTCGCCAGTACGCCGGCCGCATGCTCGACCTATACCGGGATATCGGCATGCCTGTGATCGAATCGGCACCGGTCAGCATGCGAATGGTCGTCGAGGAGGGCTGGTACGGGAAGGCAGGATCGAAGTGGCAAACCGGCCTGCGCACGCTGATGTTCCAGTACCGCGCCGGCAGCTTCTTCGGCAACATCCACGCGCCTGACATCGTCATGGGCATGGGTCGCACGTCGGAGGAAGAAGCCGACATCGTGGACGTCTACCCCGACGGCTCGTTCACCGTGCAGACCACGACGCTGGACACCCTGCGAGCGGGCCCCGCTCAGCCCGCTGAAGAGGTGCATCGCACCACGGTAGCGGGCCCTTCCGCCCCGGCAGATGAGCCGTCTCCCGAAGGTGACGGCGCAGGTCAAGTCGGAGCGCAGGCGACTGACGACGCACCAGGCGGCGCCGACAACGCACCGCAAGGCGGCTTCGACTTCGATGCCGCCGGCCTCGTGCGCGGCATCCGCGAGGACATCGAGTCCGCCAAGACGCCCGAAGACCTCGACCTGGCCCGTAGCGCGATCAGCGGCGTGCCGGACGAAACCGCCAAGGCCGAACTGAACGCCCTCGCCTCGGCGCGCATGCGCGCCATCACGGCGGCAGCCGAACAGGCGGCAGCCGGCAAGGCAGCCGCTCAAACGACCGCGCCTGCCGGCCGCCGCCCGCGCAATCCGATCAGCGCCGACTAACGCGCGCCTATCGTCACCAAGGATTTCGACATGACCGACAAACACGTGCTCCAGATGACCGCCGAATCGATCGGCAAAGACCTTCTCTCCGCGCTCGTCACCGAAATCAAGCTGCTGCCGGACCTATGGGTCAAGCTGTCCGAGAAGAAGCAGAACGACGTCATCGACCGGCTGCGTGCGCGCGTCGAGCACAACGTGAAGATGGCGACGCACCTGATCGCAAGCGACGGCCGGGTCGTCGTGCAGGGCGACCTCGTACAGATCACGATCAAGGATGGCGTCAAGGCTGCGGTCGAGTTCAGCAGCGCAGCGCCGAATCTCCATGACCTGTACGACGCGCAAGGCAAGGCGGTCCTGCTGGTCGTGGCGAATGCCACTGCGCACACCGGCGGCATGGACGAGATCCGCGGCGAATCGGATCAGCGCGGTTTGGACCTCGGTCGCGAGTACACGGACGACGACGGCGACGGCATGGACGGCCAGCGGCCCGACGGGGACGACGTCGTCGACGCCGAGTTCCGCGAGGTGCCGAAGCTCGGCGACGGCCCGACGCAAGCGCAGATCGACGAGCAGCATCAGGCCGGCCGGCAGGCGGCCGCCGACGGCAAGCCCGAAAGCGAATGCCCCGTGATGGCCGGCGAGCTGTGCATCGCATGGGTGAAGGGCTGGAAGGAGTGGCATGAGGAACAAGCCGCCTCCGGTAACGAGGATCCGCTGTACGCCCAAGTCGAAGCGTTCGTGATCGAGCAGCAGAAAGTGTCGATTTCGAGCGTGCAGCGCCAGTTCAAGATCGGCTACAACCGCGCCGCGCGGCTGGTGGAGCTGCTCGAAGCCAAGGGCATCGTCAGTGCGATGGATTCGGACGGCGGCCGCACGGTGCTGCGGCCGCGCGGACCGCAGGGAGAGGAATCGTGAAAATCACCGACATCTACGTGGCGAACGTTCTCGGGATCCGCACGGCGGACCTCCGGCTCGCCAAACCCGTCTCCCTCTTCACCGGCCCGAACGGCGCTGGCAAGAGCAGCCTACAGGAAGCCGTGCGCATGGCGCTCACCGGTGACACGGTGCGTGTCGCGCTGAAGAAGGAATACGGCTCGCTCGTCACCGAGGGAGCCGACGGCGGCCAGATCGTGGTTGCGTGCGGCGAGCAGGCGAACAGCGTCATGCTGCCGTCCGGAAAGCTGAAGCGCGAACTCGCCGAGGACCCGCGCCTTCCGCTGGTACTCGACGCGCAGCGGTTCGCGCAGCTCACCGCGGCCGAACGCCGGGCGTTCCTGTACGACCTGATGGGCGTGAAGATCGGCATCGACGAAATGCGTGGCCGGCTCCTGGACAAGCTCGGGTTCCGCGCCGATGCGGTACCGGCCCCGGCCGCCGCGCGGCTCGCGGCCATCACGCCGATGTTGCGCGCCGGCTTTGAAGCGGCGCAGAAAGAAGCCGCCGACCGCGCGCGCGGCGCGAAGCAGTCGTGGCGCAACGCGACAGGCGAAACGTACGGCAGCCAGAAGGGGGCGACGTGGCGGCCGGCGGCGGTCGAATTCGACGAAGCAGCATTGCGGAAGCTCACGGGCGATCGCGCGGCGCTCGATGACCGGATCGGCGAGCTGCAGCAGCAGATTGGAGCGGCCGATGCGGCGGATACCGCGGCGCGTGCGCGCGCCTCGAAAATCGCCGACCTGCGCGCGCGCGCCGCCGGTTACGCGAAGGCGGTCGAGCTCGCGCAGCTCGCCGACGAGCAGGTCGCCGAGTTCCTGCCCAAGGTCGAAGCGCTTCGTGTGCGCGCCGGCGCGGCGCCGGTCGGCACCGAATGTGCGTGCCCGGAATGCGGCGCGCTCCTGCGCTACCTCAATGGCGTCCTGTCGGCGGCGGCCGCAGCCGGCGCGCGCGACCCTGACGCGGCCGCGAAGCTGCCCGAGTACGAGCAGGGCCTGAAGACGCTGCAGAACGCGGCAGCAAACCGCAAACGCGACCTCGAAGCGGCGGACGCGGCCGCGACGCAGTTGCGCGCGCTCGAAGACGATGCAGAGAACAGCGGCGCGGCCGCCGCGCGCGAGAGCGGCGACGCCGCGCGGTCAGAGCTCGCCGACCTGCAGCGCCGCCGGAAGCAGCTGGACACCGACATCGCGACGCTTCGCGAGATTGAACGCCGCGCCGCCGGCGCCGCTGACTTGGCAAAACAGGCCGCTGCTCTGCACGAAGACGTCGCGGCGTACGAAGCGATTGCCGACGCGCTCGCACCGAATGGCATCCCGGCCGACCTGCTCAGCGAAGCGCTCACGCCGATGAACGAGCGCCTGACCGAACTGGCGGAAATGTCGGAATGGGCCGACGTGACGATCACCCCCGAGATGGAGATCCTCGCCGACGGCCGTGCGTACGCCCTGCTGTCCGAATCGGAACGCTGGCGCGTCGACGCGCACATCGCCGCGGCGATCAGCCTCTTCTCGGGCCTCAAGCTGCTCGTGCTCGATCGCGCCGACGTCCTGGTCGGCCCGGAGCGCGATCGACTGCTCTACTGGCTCGACGATCTGGCCTACGCCGGTCAGATCGACACGGCGCTCGTGTTCATGAGCCTGAAAACGCCGCCCGGTGGCCTTCCGGAAGCCATCGAAGCATTCTGGGTCGAAGGCGGTCAGGTCACGCCGGCGGCGCAGCATGCAATACGGGAGGCAGCGTGAGAGAGGACATCGAGAAATATCTCGCCGCGACGTCGGAAGCCACGGCGAAGGCCGTGGCGACCGGAACCGGGCTCCCGCAGCTCGACGTGACGAAGGAGCTGAACCGGATGCTCGGCGAGGCGATCGTCGAGCGCGAGAAGCGAGCCGGTGGCGGCAACGAATACGTGTACTGGCTCGCGGGAGCGGCGAAGCCGGTACCGCCGGCCAGCGACACGCCGCCGGCCGCTGCAGCGCTGGTATCGGTCGGCCTCGTCGAGAACTCGCTGGACCCGAACGCCCGCGTCATCGACGTAGCGCGGATCATCGCGGACCTGCGCGCCGATGTCGAACGCCTCACCGCCGAGCGCGACGCCGCGCAGCTGCGGGCCGACACCTGGCGCGCGAATGCCGCGGCACTCGAAGCCCGCATCGACGAGCTGACGCTCGGGCCGGTCGGCGCGCGTGCGCCGCTGTTCGTGACGGTCGGCAGGTATTGCAAGCCGAGGCGTCACGCGTCGCTCGAGAAGGCCCAGCGGCGCGGCAGCGCGCTCGTGCGCAGCGAGAAGGAATCCGAGGTGCTCGTGCTTGAGCCAGTCGGTCGGATCGTGCGCGGAACGCAGTGGATGCCCCGATAGCAGCACCGCCGCGCGCCTTCCGTGCCTCGGATTGCGCGGCGCATTCGGGCGGCTCGCACAGCGCCCGTTTTTTAGATCTGACCATGCAAACGACGAAGACACCGTGGAATCCATCACGGCGCGCGACCGCTCGCGTCAAGAATCCTCTGCCGGCTCCGACGACATGCCCATACGACGGTGGCCCCGTCGAGATCGTGAACAACTCGGCGATCTACGGCCGCGAGTACGGCGAGTGGCCGTGGGCGTTCCTCTGCCGCTCCTGCCGGGCATACGTCGGCCTGCACCCGTTCACCGCGATCCCACTCGGCACGCTGGCCGACGGGCCGACCCGTGAAGCGCGGAAACGCGCGAAAGGCGCGTTCAACCCAATTTGGCAGTCCGGCGCGATGACGCGCACTGACGCATACGTCTGGCTGGCTCAGCAGCTCGGGATCGAGAACCACGAGGAATGTCACATCGGCTGGTTCGATGTCGCGACTTGCGATCGCATCGTGACTGTCATTCAACAGGAGCTCCCCCGATGACCGATATGCAAGACCCGCTCTGGCGCGCGCTGAAGCGCCTCGAGCACGCCGAGCTCAGCGACGACGACCGCAATCTGCTGCGCCCCGCATTCGCCGCTCTGCACGGCTCGCAGGCACTGCGAATCCCCGAGCAGATCGTGGCGCGCATCCGACATCTGGATGCGACGCTGACTAAAGAGGTGGCTCATGAAGCGCGATAGCTTCACGCTTTCTCTCGATCTAGGGAGCGAACTGATCGTCGACAACTTCGCTGGCGGAGGCGGCGCGAGCACTGGCCTCGAGCGCGCCTTCGGTCGACCGGTAGATGTCGCGATCAATCACGACCGCGAAGCACTCGCAATGCACGCGGCCAACCACCCGCACACCGCGCATTACTGCGAGAGCGTATTCGACATCGATCCGGTCGAAATCACGGGAAATCGACCCGTCGGCCTCGTATGGCTATCGCCGGACTGCAAGCATTTCAGCAAGGCGAAGGGCGGCAAGCCCGTGTCGAAGAAGATCCGTGGTCTCGCGTGGGTAGCGCTGCGCTGGTGTCTGAAAACGTCGCCCCGCGCGTTCATGCTCGAGAATGTCGAGGAATTCATGACATGGGCGGACGTGATCGAGATCAGCCCGGGCAAGTGGATTCCAGACCCCGCGAAGAAGGGCGAAACATTCGACGCATTCATCGGCATGCTGACGACGGGCGTCCGCCGCGATCACCCGGCGCTCGCCGAAGCCTGCGAAGTGCTCGGAATTCCGCTCGACGGACCTGATGCCGATCGCTTGGCAGCAGGCTTGGGATACAACGTCGAATACCGCGTTCTGCGAGCGTGCGACTACGGCACGCCGACGATCCGTAAGCGTCTCTTCGTTGTCGGACGTCGCGACCATCTGCCGATCGTCTGGCCGACGCCGACGCATGGCGATCCGAAGAGCGCGGCCGTGCGTGCCGGGAAATTACTGCCGTGGCGCACTGCCGCCGATTGCATCGACTGGTCGATCTCGTGCCCGTCGATCTTCGAGCGCGATCGACCGCTGAAAGACGCGACGCTGCGCCGCATCGCACGCGGCATCATGAAGTTCGTCGTGAATAGCGACGACCCGTTCATCGTGAAGTTCTCGCAGAACAGCACGGGCCAGACGCTGGACGAGCCCATGCACACCGTCATGGCAGGTGCGCCGCGGTTCGGCGTCGTGGTACCGCACGTCACGAAGTTCCATGCGAACAGCGTCGGCAGCGCTGCGGACGCGCCGCTGCACACCGTGACCGCCGGCGGCGACTGCGCGCGGCCGGCCGGCGCGGCGCACGCGATGGGCGTGGTTGCCGCTACGCTCGTAAAGAACAATTTCGGCGAAACGCCATGTCAGGACGCAGCCGGCCCGCTGCACACGGTAACGACGCAAAGCAACAAGTTCGGCGTGGTCGCGGCGACGCTCGTGCAGACTGGCTACGGTGAGCGACCCGGCCAGGCACCGCGCGTGCCCGGTCTTGACAAGCCGCTCGGCACTATCGTCGCCGGCGCGGCGAAGCACGCCGCAGTGACCGCGTTCCTCGCGAAGCATTACGGCGGCGTGACCGGCACGTGCGTCGACGTGCCGACCGGTACCGTGACGACGTCTGATCATCACGCTGTCGTGACTGCGCAGCTTGTCGGATGTGGCGGCCGCGCCGGCCAGTCGCGCCCGCGCGATGCCGGCGAACCGTGCGCGACGATCACGAGCAAGGCCGACACGGCGGTCGCCGTCTCGCACATGGTCAAACTGCGAGGCACCTGCCGCGACGGCGCGCCGGCCGACGAGCCGTTGCACACGATCAGCGCAGGCGGCACGCATCACGCCGAGGTGCGCGCGTTCCTGATCAAGTACTACGGCGAGGGCGGCCAGTGGCAGGACGCGCGCGAGCCGATGCACACGATCCCGACGCGCGACCGCATCGGCCTGGTGACGATCCACGGCGAGGATTACGCGATCGTCGACATCGGCATGCGCATGCTCACGCCGCGCGAGCTGGCCCGCGCGCAGGGATTCCCGGACAGCTACGTGCTCGACCCGGTCGTGAACGGCAAGCCGCTGTCGAAGTCGGCACAGGTGCGCATGATCGGCAACAGCGTGTGCCCGGACGTCGCGACCGCGCTGATCCGCGCGAACTTCGCCCACGAACAGCAGCTCGCGTACGCGGCAGTCTGACCCACAGAGGACACCACCATGAACGACCAAACAATTCGATTTTTCTGGATCGGCGAAGAGTCCGAGATCTTCGCCGCCAAGTCGTGGGAACAGATTCTGGCCGACAACGGTAGTTGCGGTTCTGGCGTTCGCTCCGATGGCGTGAGCGAACTCGATGGGGAGCCTGCCGAGTATGGCGAGCTGTCGCCGGACACTCTGGTTCAGTTCGCGGTCGTTGAAGATAACGAGCGCCGCACGGGAGAGATCTTCGAGGGAACGCTTGCGCAGGTGATTGAGCGCTGGCCGGTGAAGTCGCTGCCGGAAATGGTGCTGACCCAATACGCCTGAAGTCGAGGAACGACCATGAACGACCAACAACAGAGCCGCGCCGATGCGCTGACGAGAATCGGGCAGTTTCTAACTGACGTTGTGACGGCCGCCGGTCTGCTGTCGCACGGCCATACCGATAAGAAGCTTGCGACGAGAATCGGTGACGGGGCATTCGAACTGCGAAAGCATATCCACCTTCTCGCCGCATTCCCTGTCGAGCAGCCCGCAGCAGCGCCGGCCGACGAGCGGGCGGCGGCTAACAGCATCACCATCCGCATCGACAAAGACCGGTTTGACCGATTGATGGACGCGCTGGATCGCGCAGAATCCAAAGGCTATCTGCCGGACGCGATTGCCGAGGAGTGGCAAGCATTCGAATGGGAAGTCGTGCCACTGCCTCGCGCCCGCGCGACAGCGCCGGCCGACGAGCACAGCACTATCGAATGCCAAGCGCATAGCGGACCCGATTGTACCGAGTGCGGCGGCACTGGCGTTTGGTCCGGGTCAGCCGACGAACGGGCAGTGTCGTTCGAGGCGTGGTGTGATCGCTTTCCGGAAATCAGTGCAGTCGAGCGGTTGCGGGATGCATGGCAAGAAGCCCGCGCGGCAGCATCGCCCGCTGCGGAGCGAGTGACCGCCGCCCTCCAAGCGTTGTCAGCCGATGTCCATACTCTAGGCGACGGTTGGGCGAACGACGAAGCGATGATCGGTCTCGCAAAAAAGTACCTGCGAGTCGAGCCCAAGCCTGCATCGCCGGAACTTTCCCTATGGCGAGATTTTGTGCTCCTTGCCGTAACCGACACCGCCCCGCAACCCGCGCAGGCCGACGCACTCGGCGAAGAAGCATACGTCGCGAAGCGGATGACGGAGACGCTGGCCACCGTCTACGCGACGATCATCGGGGACGATGAAGTCGACACCGACGACGGCCTCAACGCCATCGAACGCGTCGTGCGGGCTGCTCAGGTTCTCCGGCTCGAAGTCGATCTGTATCGCGCACAGGCCGACGCACCGGACGATACGCACAAGTTCAAAAACTTCCATCGTCGGCTCTGCGAGCGCTTCGGCTATGTGCACGACGAGATCGACTGGAGGCGAGATCAGGTGTCGTTAATCGAGTGGATCGCGAAGAAGGCCGACGCACCGGCAGAGGCGCGCGAGCCGATTGCATGGATGACTGATGACGACCGGGCAATCACCGCCGCGCAAAAGCAACGCGCATTGGCAGATGGTGGCGCTACTGCATCATCGGTGCGGCCGTATTCGATTCCGTGCTACGCCGTCAGCGCCCCCGCCGATGCGGGAGAGGCGCGCCTGACGGACGCTGCGCGCGACATGCTCGCCGAGCGCCGCCGGCAGGTAGAAGCGGAGGGCTGGACGCCGGAGCATGACGACCAGTATCAGCATGGTGCAATCGCGCTGGCCGCAGCCTGCTATGCGGCAAATGCTGGAGGTGTCGCGTGGGCCGACCCGTTGCCGTCATTCTGGCCATGGATGCACAACTGGTGGAAGCCGACCACGCCGCGCCGCGATCTCGTGAAGGCCGGCGCACTGATCCTCGCCGAACTCGAACGTCTCGACCGTGCCGCCCTTCTCAATGGAGCCGACCATGACCGGTAAGCTGACGTTCCATATCGAGCGCGACGGGGAGTTCAGCGTGCTCACATATAAGGGCGGTGGCTGTCGCCCGGCGACGCCAGCAGAAATCGAACTGTGGGAAGCCCTTCTCGCCTCCACGCAGCAGGCGAGCACCGAAATTGACGAACTCAAGGCCAAGCTCGCTTCCTACGAGCGCGAGCGCGAAGACCAAAACCGTTATCTCGCGGCACAGTCGGCGGAAATCGCGGGCCTTAAACAGCGGCTAGCGAAACAGTCGAGCGGAGAAGTGATGGAAAAGAGAATCCTCGAGTTAGCCGACAAGTACCGCATTGACTACGGTGGCGACTATTCTCGCAATGCCAAAGAACATGAGCTCGACCTGCTCGCGTTCGTCCGCGCCGTTCTCTCCGATCCCACGCAGCAGCCGAGCGGAGAGGTGACGGACTACGTGCGTGTGCCGGCGCGCGTCGTCGAGTTGCTCGCGATCATCAACCGTGATGGTGTGATCAAGCGCGCCTCGGAATTGCAGGAAGTGTATCGGCTAATCAACGCCGCCCGAGCGGGAGAAAAGCAATGACCAAACTCTGGATGCTCAATATTCAAGGCCCGGACGATATTGTGGCCGCGCCGTCGAAGGATGAGGCCGATGCTGTTGCCGCCGCATTCAACACGTATTGGGGAGAATATCTCGCGAAGCAACGAGCACAGTCGGTTGCTGATGGGCACGATCCAGACCACTGGCCGACCGTTACTGCTGTCGTTATCGAATGGGATGGAACCGCAGCCGAACACACGGAAAGCATCGCGAAATATTGGCCAGAGTATGCCGAGTATCTCAAGATAGACGCCGCCCGCACCCAAGGGAGCAAATCGTGAGCGAGAACAGCAAAATCGAATGGTGCGACCACACGTTCAACCCGTGGGAAGGTTGCCAGAAGGTCGGTCCGGGATGCGACCACTGTTATGCCGAGGCGCGCAATGCGCGCTTCGGTGGCGGCTCGGCCGTGAACTGGGGCGCTGGCGCGCCGCGGCGTCGCACGTCAGTCGCAAACTGGCGTAAGCCGCTCGCGTGGAATGCCGCGCACGAGCGGTTCTTCGCCGCGCAGGGCCGGCGCCAGCGCGTCTTTTGCGCGTCGCTCGCGGACGTGTTCGACAACGCAATCGACCCGGCGTGGCGCCGCGACCTGTTCGACCTTATTGTCGACACGCCGAATCTCGACTGGCTCTTGCTTACGAAGCGCATTGGAAACGTTCAGCAGATGGTTCAAGCGGCAACCCTATGCGACCTTCTTCCGTCGAACGTCTGGCTCGGCGCGACGATCGTAAATCAGGAAGAAGCCGAACGAGACATTCCGAAGCTGCTCGCAGTACCCGCGCGCGTACGCTTCCTGTCGATGGAGCCGCTGCTTGGGCCCGTGGATCTGGTGTCGAGCGGGGCTCTCTGGTCGGACATGAATGGGAACATCGTAGACGCCCCCTCTCGTGGGCTGCGAGGTGTCGACTGGGTGATCGCCGGCGGCGAAAGCGGCCCCGGCGCGCGGCCTATGCACCCCGACTGGGCCAGGTCGCTGCGGGACCAGTGCGCAGCCGCGAGTGTCCCGTTCCTGTTCAAGCAATGGGGCGAATGGTGTCCGCGGGGTCCAGAGAGTATGGGCTATCCGCTTGTCGACACCGCGCCACGTCGCCGGATCACCGACGTCGGAGAAAACGGTCAGCAGCTCGGCGCATGCGGCAGTAGCGATTGCTGGATGCAACGCGCGGGCAAACGCGCCGCCGGCCGCCTGCTCGACGGCCGCTCCCATGATGAATTTCCGCAGAGGCGATGAAGAGCGCCGCATGCCCGCTTGCGGGCGGCTGATCTCAAACGTCGTCAACCATTACGTCTATTTGGTGCCTCGCTTGCTTCAGCCGCTCAGCCAATGGATCCGATTCAGCTCGAGCGTGCACGGTTTTTCCACCGATCGATCGAACAGGCCCCATTCGATCGATCGCCTCCTGATCCACGGGAGTAATCGTGGCATCCGTAACGCATCGTCCGTTAGGCAAGTATTCCTGCGATATAGAAATTTCGTAACCGCGATACCAATGAGCTTTGATCTCGGACATGCCTTCCCCCAATACCGTAATCGAAGAGTCCTAGCGTGACAAAAACGCCCTATCCTTTTCAACGGCCCGATGGTACGCGCGCCCCTCGACAACTGCGCGACTCAACGGAAGAGTCATCGAACCGTCGCGTTATCTACCCGCCTTCGAGCCTCATCTCTTCGGTACTCGATCGCCAATTCGGACGTAATGGTCACGCCGGCCGGCAGCACACGAATCGGCGACTCGCGAAACAGCACCTCGCCGTCGCACACGCGGACGATCGACATGCCGACCAGCACACGCGGGCCGAGCGCATCGCCCTCGCGCTCGATCGCCTCGATCTCAACGTCGTAGCCGCGGTACGTGAATCGCTCGAGCATAGCCGGCCTCAACCGTATCGCGCGAGCCACTCGACAGCGAACGAACGCGCCCGCTCGACGGCCGACTCTTCGGTTTCGTACGTCCCGAGATTCTTGAACGACGCTTCCGGGTTGTAGCCAATGTAGGTGAACGTCACCTGTGCGGCGAACTGACCGTCTTCAGTCGCGCGCGGCGTGCAGTCGACGTGATAGCCGCGAATCGTGAACAAATGCTGCATTTGAATGCGATCATAAAACGAACCGGGGCGATCGTAGCACTCCCGGATTTCATGAGTCTGACGGCGCAACGTGCGTGAGCGTCAGTGCTGGATTGAATTCACCGCAATCCACACTCGGGACGCTGTCTCGCCCGTCAAGACACGGGCAAACGCAGCACCGCACGTCGAGCACTCGTAGTGCTCTTCTCGACATTCGCCTTGGAACACGCCGGCGCCGACCATCGCGAGATGTGTCGGCTTGACCGTCGACGGTTGCCCATGCAGTTCAGTGCACTCGGCGCACAGCTTGATCGTCTCAAGTTCCACGGCCACCTCATCAATTTTTGAAACAAAACTGAAAGGAATCGTAGCATGACCGAACGCCTGATGACGCCGGCCGACCTCGCGATCGTCACCGGCAAAAAGCGATACACGAAACAAGCTGACTGGTTCAAAGCGACGTTCGGAATCAACGTCGTCACAGCCGCAAACGGAGCCGTCATCATGACTTGGTCAACATTCGAATCACTCCAAGCAAAAAGGGCCGGCCTCGTCGGGCATTCCGAAACTTCTACTGTTGAACTCTGCTTTGACTGATGGCTACCAATCGCAAGAAAGCGAAGTATCCGCGCGTGTACGCCAAGCATGGCGCGTGGTATTGGAGCGAGCCCGTTTCAGGACAATGGATTCGCCTGTGCAAACTGACCGACGACGAAACAAGGCTTGTCGAGCGACTGGCGGAAGAGCGGAAAAAACGCGAACGTCCAGAAGGATCTGGAGATATGCGTCCACTGATCGATCAGTACGTGCGTGAGAGCAAACTACTACACAAGGAAAAGGCGTGGCCGAAGTATGGAGATTACGCCGGCAATGGATTTCGCAAGGTCAACGTCGCAGACGTGAAGCCAACGCACGTCCATAACTGGCTCAAGGTGAAATACGCCGGAAAACTACATATGCAGCGGGTCATGCGCGCATTCCTGTCTGGCTTCTTTCAATGGTGCGTCGACAAGGGGAAGCGGGATACGAATCCGTGCAGAGAAGTCAAGCTGAAGAAACCGAAACCGCGGCAAACCTACATCACCGACGCGCATTTTTCTGCAATCCGGAACGCAATGCTTGAGACTACGTACAAGCTGAACTCGGGGACGGACAGCGAGAAAGAAGTGGTAGCTGACGTACCCACCGGGCCTATGATGCAGTGCATCATCGATCTCTGCTACCTCACTGCGCAGCGTTCGACCGAGATCCGGACCCTGAAATGGTCAGACGTGGATCGCGAGGCCGGGGTAATTCATTTCGTCCCGAGCAAAACGGCGGACTCGAGCGGTGTACGGGTCGATTTCAAGATCACGCCCGAGATCAACGAAGTCTTGTTGCGGATTCAGCAAATTGATGGCCGGCCGACAATCAGTGATATGCCAGTCGTCCACACCCGGAAGGGGAAGATGTACGCTGCGAACACGATCCTGAAAGCGTGGAAAACAGCTGCCAAACGCGCCAACCTGTCGCACTTTGGATACACGGTGAAGGACATCCGAGCCAAAGCGCTCACCGATGGCGAACGTGCCGGGTATGACGTGAAGGCGCTCCAAATCGCCGCCGCGCACACCGACGAGAAGATGACTGAAACATACATCAAAAAGCGCAATGTGCCGGTGGCAGACCTGCGTCTAAGACTGCCAAAATCTGCTTGATCGTGTCTAATAAATGCTCGGCTGTTGCCCGCAAAGCCTCGTCGCTACGTGCTCATTTCTTGAGCAGAACATTAGACATAATCTGCCCTATGGCCTTTTCTGGCAAGGCTTACATAAATGTGCTAGCTGCTGATTTGGGATCAGAGGGTCGTAGGTTCGAATCCTATCGCTCCGACCAAAATTCCCGCAGTAATTCAGTGGTTTGCGGCGCGTCAACAGACGCGTCGCAAACCATCTCCAAATTCTAATCCCTCGTCTCCAAATTCTCTCATCGGCGATACGCCTCTTGGGTGGCGGTCGCGCATAGATCGACGCCCGCTCACTGGTAACTATTAGCTCCACCAAACGGTGCGATTCAATTCGGCAGGGCTGGCATAAATCCAATTCGGTCGGGTATATTCGTCACATCTTTCGGGGGAGATGAATCGATGCCTGCCCAATGCTTCTTCACGCTCAATGGTCAACGCGTTTCCAATCTCACCTGCGCCGGCTTCGGTGGTGTGATGGCGTTCTCGGGCAATAAGCAGTTCGTCGACAAGCCCGATGCAACGGCCGTCGCCAACGCTGGACCGATCCCCAAGGGCCGCTATTACATCGTGAAGCGCGACACGGGCGGCCGACTCGGGCCAATTCGCGATCTCGCACTGGATCTGTGGTCAAACAGCGACCGCTCGACATGGTTCGCGCTTTACCGCGCCGACGCCAAAATCGATGACGAGACCTACGTGAACGGCGTTAAGCGCAGCGCATTTCGTCTGCACCCAAATGGTCGATGGGGGGTGAGCGACGGCTGCATCACGGTCACGACGCAGGTGCAGTTCGACCAGCTACGTGCGTATCTCATGAAACAGCCGACCGCGAAGATCCCCGGAACCGACATCGAGTATTACGGCACGGTGGACGTCCGATGAAAACGTTCGTGCGCCTCGCCATCGCGGCGGTTCTGACGCCCTTCATTTTCTTCGGGCTGTCGCGCATCGACCCACTCGCGCGCTGGGTGGGTAGTGATGAAGCGTGGAACCTGCTCGGCCCGCTGTTCCGCGTGTTCGGCGTGACTGGAATCGAAGGCGAAGAGAACGTATTGCTGGCCGTGCTGCTCGTCGCCAGCTTTCTCGTGGCTGCGCTCGTCGTGCTGCTCGCATCGAGGCTACGACACTCGCAAGCGTAGCGGTCACTTCGGCGCCGCGACCATGTCGCCCGCGGGATAGCGCTGCAACATCGCGCGCGCGGCTTCAGCATTCGACGTCGTGAGCCACGCTTCCCAATCGTCCGACCGAAGTATGACGACTGACCGCTTTTCGTCGCCCGGCTATGCATCCGACATAATCGAATGGTCACCAGCATTGACCGTGATCATCGCCATCGTGTGTGCCTCCCCGCCGTCCTCACCCTTCAACGGGCGATATCTACGATCAGGGGCCAAGCCTGCGTCCGTGCCTCATCAACCGTCCGATCGGGATAGCGCCCAATTTTGATTCGCTCCTGCTTACGATTTGCCTTCCGATAGAGAATGAACACCTTGATACCGCTCGGGCCAGCGCCGATCGCTAGACCGCTTAACTTCGTGTCGTAGCAATACCGCCGGCCCTTCTGTGGCATCGGCAACGCTTCGATCGCCGCTTTCGCAAAATTCCGGGCGTCCGTGCCCGCCCGCTGCTTTTTCCTCGCTATCGCTCGTCGTTGCTACCATTTTGCCAAGCCCGCCGCCGTGCGGGCCTTTTGGCCTCTGGCCGGAGCGCGGCTCATTGCCCTCTTCATCGCCAAGTTTCTGAGTCAGATCAATTTCCGTTGCAAGCAACGCGTCAACATGATCGAGGCGAGCACGAACGGAGGGTACGGCAATGAACTGGCATTGTTATGTCGCGCGCGAACTGGCCCATCTCGAGGTGGCAATCGGGGTCCTCGAGAAAGCGAGAAAGGAATTCGTCCATCATACGGCGGTATGCGATCCCGCATATTGGCGGCTCAGGCTCGATACGATCCGGGAGCGCCTCGACGAAGACCCGACGCTCGAACGCCAGATGAGCGAACTCCTCGCTCGCATCGATCGGCTCGAAGCGAGGAACCCGCGCAGAGAAAGCGCCGACTTCCTCGCTTGAACCGCCGGGCTGCGGCCCGCGGGCGGATGACGAAAGCGCAGCGCGCCGCTTTGCGCTCGGCGATTCCGTTGCCCGCGATGCAGGACGCGAGCGATGCGCGGGTGCGATGCCGGCGACGGCGGCGAAGCCAGCTGCCGCCATTCGCCACAGCCGTGGCCCCCCGGCCCCGCGCTCGCGACCGAGCGCTTGGCGCCGCCGAGCCGGCGCACGGTTTCGCTCGGCCTGCGCATAGCCCGAGCGCAATGATCCGTCGTTTGCACGACGACCTCGCGCCTCGATCGCCGTCCGCGCTTCCGAGGCAGAAATCGAGCGCTCGTGCGGCACAGCGGCCATTCCCGCTGGCGTCGGCAACACGCCCCCCGATCGACGAACGCCGTCGAACGGCCGTGCAACGATCCGCGCCCCGCCGAATGCCCTCGCCGCTCACTCGATCACGCTGTTCCGATCGCCCTTCAACAACATCTGCGGCACCTGGCTAAACCGATACGTGCCGCTCCCGGTGTCGAGATCGAACACCCAGACGATATCGAAGCGATCATCGGGCCATTTCTGCGGCACCGTCTGCTTGCCGAGCGGAAGCGCATCGGCGATGGCGGGAATGTCTTCGTGCTGCCACGCGATCAGCACGCATCCCTTGCTGGCGACGGCTGCCTGGGCCAAATCCTTCTCCTGGCCTTTCGTATAGGCGTCGCCGATCGCGAGCCCCAGTTTGTGCGCGAGCGGCGTGATCGTGTCGATCGGACGCTCGCTCTTCGCATGCTTGGCGACCGCCGCCGCGAACAGCCAATCCGGCGTCGCCAGATCGGCGTGCTGCAGCGGACCCCGGCTCGGCGCAAACAGCACCGCGAGCGCGCCCGCGCGTTGCCAGCCGAACACGGTGAGCGCCTCCACGTCCTGCTCGCCCTTGGCGTTCACCCCGTATGGCGCGCCGTCACCGGCCGGTTTCTCCGCATGACGCACGATCATGATCTTGTGGGCAATCGGGCTGGCCATGGCGTCCTCCTTGTCGTTGTTCGTAGACGGGGCGAATATCGCGGGATGCGAACGTCCGTCGTCATCTGTGATAGCAAGCGAATCAGGCGAACGCAATGTAATCCCGAGGCTCGTCGGCGGTTCACGCGTCGCCGCTCGGCCGCGATGCGCGCGCCGAAAGCGCCGCCTCGCCGTCCGCC